ACAAATTCAAATATTTCTAATGATGCAATGAATGAAATAAAATTAATAAGTAATTTGACTTCATTAAATATATCAGGATGTAGTACAATAACATCTGATGGAATTGCTAGACTTCAATATTTAAATAAATTAAATTCTCTTGAAGCTAAAATAGAAAAATACAGAGAAAAAACTCCACAAGAAAAGTTGGACTTAAGAAAGTATGACTCATATCCATTTAATCAAAAACTATCTGATTTCTTTGAAGATAAAAAAGATGAGATGGAAAAAACGGGAAAACTTGATTATGTTTTAACAAGTGATGAAGTCACCGATGTTAACGACAAACAAATGAAGGACAGTTTCTTACCTTCAGCAACTTCGGAAATAGGATACTAAAAAAAATATCAAAAAGGCTACTTCGGTAGTCTTTTTCATTTTAATAATGACATTTGACTAAAGTCACATTTTCAACTATATTTGTAATATAAATTTATAAACATGAATACATTAGACGCCGTATTGGCACAGTACGAAAAATCAAAGCAATCGGGCGGGGCCCAAGGCAAGATGTCGCAAGACGAAAGAATGAAAAAGTATTTTGCTCTCATTTTAGGAGACAAAGAAAGTTCAGGACAAAGAAGAATTAGGATTCTCCCAACATCAGATGGTTCTTCACCATTCAAAGAAGCTTGGTATCATGAAATCCAAGTTGGTGGACAATGGCAGAAATTTTATGACCCAGGTAAGAACGATAACGAGCGTTCACCACTTAACGAAGTTTATGAAGAGCTCATGTCAACTGGCAAAGAGTCAGACAAAGAACTTGCAAAACAATACAAATCTCGTAAGTTTTACATTGTAAAAGTTATCGACCGCGATAACGAACAAGATGGTCCAAAGTTTTGGAGATTTAAGCACAACTACAAGAACGATGGTATCTTGGATAAGGTAATTCCAATTTGGAGAAACAAGGGAGATATCACCGACCCATCAAAAGGTCGTGACCTTATCATCGAGTTGACCAAATCTAAAACTCCAAAGGGTAAAGAGTACACTACAGTATCAACCATTATGTATGATGACCCATGTCCTGTACATGAAGATAAAGCACAATCAGACGCTTGGGTTAATGACCCGTTGACTTGGTTGGATGTTTATTCCAAAAAACCTGTTGATTATCTTGAAGCAATTGCAAGAGGTGAAACACCTAAATGGGATAGCGATAAAGGTGGATATGTATACGGTGATAGCACTGAATCTGAAACATCTATGGGTGGAAGTAAATCAACTAAGTCATCTTATGTTGACCCACAGGCAGGAGACGAACCAGACGGAGATTTACCATTCTAACATAATGGGTGGGGGATAACCCCACCCTTAATTTTATCATATGACATTTAAAGAAGAAATTGAATTACAATTAAGAGATAATAAAATGTTATCTTATGAAATATTGAGTCAATTAAAAGATAAAGGATATGCATCTGGTAGACCAAAACAAATAGGTGATACTGTTTTATTTGGAATGGTTGAACAAGAAGATAAAGGAGAGAAGTTTTTAAAACTAATAACCTTTCACGAAGAAGAGATTGATGTTCTTTATGAAGAGAACAGTGTAGAGTATTCTAATAAAAAATCTGATAAACTTCCAAGACTTAAAAAAATAGAAAATGGCGATTAAGAAAAAAGAGGGAACTACATCTTCAGGATTTAAAGATAAGTTTTCAACCAAAACAAAATATAAAGAAACAAGTTATTATAACTGTGGTGAGGCATTCTTAAGTGCTTGTGGAATACTTGGTCCTGTGATGGGAGGTATTAATATGTTCTTGGGTCATAGTAATAGTTCTAAAACAACTGCTATGATATTGGCAGCTGCGGATGCTCAAAAGAAAGGACATTTACCTGTTTTTATTATAACAGAAAAAAAATGGAGTTGGGAACATGCGGTTGAATTGGGTTTGCAGGCAAATAAAAATGAGGACGGTGAATGGGATGGTGATTTCATCTTTAATGACGGGTTTGATTATATAGAACAAGTTACGGATTTTATAAATGAAGTTATTGACGCTCAGGAGAAAGGAGAGATTAAACAATCTATTTTATTTCTTTGGGATTCTGTTGGTTCAATTCCATGTAAAATGACTTTTGATGGTAAAGGAGGAAAGCAACATAATGCGGCAACACTTGCGGACAAAATTGGTATGGGAGTTCACTCAAGAATTTCTAAATCAAAAAAAGAAGATTATGCGTATTATAACACATTAGTTGTTGTTAATCAGCCTTGGGTTGCTCTTCCTGATAATCCATTTGGACAACCAACAATTAAGGCGAAAGGTGGGGAGGCATTATGGTTAGCATCTTCATTAGTGTTTCTTTTTGGTAATCAGGCAAGTGCTGGTATTAATCACATCACAGCAACTAAAGGAGGAAGAACGGTCAGATACGCAATTAGGACCAAAATTTCAATCTTAAAGAATCACGTAAATGGTTTAGGTTATAGTGACGGTAAATTAATTGCTGTCCCACAAGGATATATTGAAGATACTAAGGAGTCTTTGGAAAAATATAAGAAAGAATATTCCCAATATTGGAATGCTATACTTGGTGGTGATGGTGAAATCAAACTTGATGAAAGTGATGATGAGATAACAGAATAACATTTATTTAGAAACAAATTTTTTTCACTATTAAAGTAATTATTTGACAAACACATTGTTGGTAGATGGTGATAACCTATTCAAAATAGGTTTTCACGGAGCTAAGGACCTGTTTAACGACGGTTCGCATGTTGGTGGAGTATATCACTTCATTAATACTTTGAGACGATTTTTGGAGGAGCACAATCACGACAAGGTGGTTGTATTTTGGGATGGAGATTCAAACTCATCCGCAAGAAAAAAATTATATCCCCAATATAAAGAGAACAGACGAAGGGATGAGATGAATGAGTATAAATACGAATCATACTTAACCCAAAAGTCTCGTGTTAAAGAATACATTGAAGAAGTATTTGTTAGACAAGTAGAAATTAATGATAACGAGGCGGATGACCTTATCGCGTATTACTGCAAAATTGCTATAGACGAGAATATAATAATCTTCTCGGCAGACAAAGACCTCACACAACTAATCAATGAAAGAGTCACGATTTATTCACCTGTATCAAAAAGTTATTTTAAACAAGGGGATAAGATAACAATCAATAAGGTCGATATCCCACATCAGAATGTATTGGTTTGCAAAGTTTTTACGGGAGACAAGTCAGATAATATTGATGGTATTGAAGGTTTGGGGGAAAAAACTTTGATTAAATATTTCCCTGAATTGCAGGAAAAATCATGCACTATCGAAGAAATATTGGATAATGCACGAAATATCCCGCAAACAAAACCAATTAAAAGTTTATCTAATATTTTGACTGGTAAATCTAAAAGTGGTATACTTGGTGAAGAGTTCTATAATATGAACAAGAAAATTGTGGATTTACAGAACCCACTAATTACCGATGAAGGTAAAGAGTTGGTCGAACAAATTCACAAAGATACAATCGACCCAACTGACAGAGGGTATAAAAATCTAATGAGAATGATGGTTAAAGATGGAATGTTCAAGTTTCTTCCGAAGAATGACGAAGCTTGGGTAGATTTCCTTAGACCATTCATGAAACTAATAAGAAAAGAAAAAAGAAACACAAATAAAAATTAAATTATGAAAGAGCAAGACATTACGAAACTAGAGTTCCTTTTGACACTTAACGACAACATCGTGGTTCAAAGATTCTTTAACGTAAAAGGGTTTAACCCAAGAGCGAAAAATTCTGTAGACTTGTATGAGTTTATGAAAGATGTTGCTGACACATTGAAGTATGATTTGAAGATGAAAACAACTGTCTACATGTTAGAAAACAAAGATTCGATTATACACGACCCTGCGGTTATGGAGACATCATTTACTGATGGACCCGAAGTTTTTAACATGTTTATAAAACTTGGTGAACAGACAATTTGTCATAGAATTTTTGATGGAAAAATGTTCCCACCAAAAATTCGTTATACTGTAGATGTAAGACCATATTTAAAAGATTTGTTAAAAGGACTGACTGACATTTTTTCAACACAGAAATTAAATTTCAAATATCTAGGTTACGACTTGAGTAAGTAAGTATTTAATTAATAGAGAGGTCTAAAATTATGATGAAAAATTTTGAGTATTTAGGTAACACCTTTCAGCTTCAGCTGATAAATCAAATAGTTCTCGACAAGACCTTTTCTGCGGCAATCATAGACGTTTTAGAAAGTTCATATTTTGATAACAAGTATTTCAAGATTATCACACAGATGATTAAGGAATATCACAAAAAATATGAATCATCTCCATCGTTTGATACTCTCGAACAAATCGTAAAGTCTGAAATCTCACAAGAACTCGTTTCCAAAATTGTTTTGGATACATTGAAACAAATTAAAAACGCACCTCTTGAAGGTTCAGTTTTTGTTCAGGAAAGAGGTTTGAAGTTTTGTAAACAACAAGAGCTTCAGAAAGCGATGGAGAGAGCACAAAAAATTATCAACGAAGGGGACTTTGAATCGTATGATAAAGTTGAAGGGTTGATTAGGGACGCCTTACAGGTTGGGCAAATTGAGACTGGAACCGAAGATGTGTTTCAGAATCTTGATACGGTTTTGGACGAAGACTACAGACACCCAATACCTATGGGTATTCATGGAATCGATAATCTCCTTAAGGGAGGTTTAGCTAAGGGTGAGATTGGCGTAATATTGGCACCGACAGGTGTAGGTAAAACTACCATCTTAACTAAGATTGCAAATACAGCATTTAACATGGGATATAATGTTCTTCAAATCTTCTTCGAAGACAATCCAAAAATCGTACAAAGAAAACACTTTACGATATGGACTGGAATCGAACCAGATAACTTAGCGAACCACAAAGAAGATGTTATTGCAAAAATAACTGAGATTCAAGAAACAATGAAGAATAAGTTAATTCTAAAAAAATTGGCTTCGGACACAATGACTATGAATCAGATTAAAAATCAGGTTAGAAAAATGATAGCGGATGGTATCAGAATCGATATGATTTTATTAGATTATATTGATTGTGTTTTACCTGAAAGTTCATCTAAAGATGAATGGAAAGCCGAAGGTTCTGTAATGAGAGGTTTTGAATCTATGTGTCACGAATTGAGTATTGCAGGTTGGACAGCAACACAAGGTAACAGAAGTTCAATTTCATCTGAAGTTGTAACTACAGACCAAATGGGAGGTTCAATTAAGAAGGCACAAGTAGGACATGTGATTATCACAGTTGCAAAAACACTTCAACAAAAAGAAATGAACTTAGCAACAATCGCAATTACCAAGTCAAGGTTAGGGAAGGACGGAGTTGTATTTGAAAATTGTAAGTTCAACAACGAACTTCTTGAGATAGATACGGAAAGCTCTGTTACATTCTTAGGTTTTGAAGAACAAAAAGAAGAAAAGAATAGAGATAGGGTTAGAGAACTCTTGGAGAAGAGAAAACAAAAAGAAGAGGCGAAAAAACAAACAAACTAAATATCTACTTTTTGTGAAAAAAATTTATTATTTTTAATGAAAAATATGGGTTGCTTATATGGCGACCCTATATTTATAATTAAAATCGACGATTTTTTAATAAAAAAAACAACAGTATAAAAAGAAACAAATGGAAATTTCGAACAGAATTTTGTCGGATATTACTGTGTATATGAAATACGCAAAATATATTCCCGAACTAAAGAGAAGAGAGACGTGGCAAGAGTTGGTCACAAGAAACATGGAAATGCACATCAAACATTATCCACAACTTGAAAAAGAAATTAGAGAGAATTACATGTATGTATTCAAGAAACAAGTTCTCCCATCAATGAGGTCAATGCAATTTGCAGGAAAACCTATTGAGATTTCACCAAACAGAATTTACAACTGTGCATTTGCACCGATTGATGATTGGAGAGTATTTTCTGAAATTATGTTCTTGTTGTTGGGTGGAACAGGTGTTGGATATTCAGTTCAAAAACATCATGTTGAAGTATTGCCTGAAATCTTAAAACCAAATAAAGAAAGAACAAGAAGATGGTTAGTTGCAGATTCAATCGAAGGATGGGCAGATGCTGTTAAAGTTCTTGTTAAATCATATTTTTTTGGTGGTTCACACATTGAATTTGATTTTAGTGATATTAGAGCTAAAGGTGCGAGATTGGTTACTTCAGGTGGAAAAGCACCTGGTCCTCAACCACTTAAAGAATGTCTTATCAAACTTGAGGGTATCCTTGATTCAAAAGAAAATGGTGAAAAACTAAAACCAATTGAAGTTCATGATATGGTTTGTCATATTGCTGATGCAGTATTGGCTGGCGGTATTAGAAGAGCGGCACTTATCTCATTGTTCTCCGCAACAGATGACGAAATGATTGGTTGTAAGTCAGGTGCTTGGTGGGAAACAAACCCACAGAGAGGTAGGTCTAATAACTCGGCTGTGTTGCTCCGACACAAAATCACAAAAGATTACTTCATGGACCTTTGGAAGAGAATTGAAGCAAGCGGAGCTGGTGAACCCGGTATCTACTTAACTAACGATAAAGATTGGGGAACTAACCCTTGTTGTGAAATTGCTTTGAGACCATTCCAATTCTGTAACCTTACAGAGGTGAATGTATCAAATGTTGCATCTCAAGAAGATTATGAAGATAGAGTTAGGGCAGCATCGTTCCTTGGAACTTTACAAGCTGGTTATACTAACTTCCATTATCTAAGACCAATATGGCAAAGAACAACTGAAAAAGATGCTTTGATTGGAATTTCCATGACAGGTATTGGTTCAGGTGCGGTATTGAAATTGGATATGAAGTCGGCTGCAAAAGTTGTTAAAGAAGAAAACAAAAGAGT